GCGGCGAGCCTCTGGTCCGGCCAAGTCACCATGACCTGAATGTGACCGATGCGGACTCGGTTCGCCTGCCAGACCTTGAAGCCGGACCGCTTCCACTGCCGCCAGAACTGGATGTCGTCGTCGATGCGGCCCTCGCCCCAGGTTCCGTCCGGCGCAGGCTGGCCGTGGAACCACGGCAGCGGAAGGCTTCGCAGAGCGCTCGCCCGGATGAGCGTCAGGCCGAAGTGCGCGGTCGCGACCTCGAGCGCCGGCGCGTTGACCTCCTCGGCCGTGAGCGACGTACGAGGCTCGCCCTTCTCGTCCTCGCAGGTGATGAGGACCGTCTGTCGCTCGCGTCCGATCTGCATCGCCGCGACCGCGTCGAGGTTCCGCTCGGTTGCCAGCCGGTACAGTGCGACCACGTCTTCCTTCTGAAAGATCGTGTCGTAGTCGAGCGTCAGCACCCATTCGCAGGTCGGCTTCTTGATCGCCTCCGACAGCAGGCGCGACAGGCACTGGCCCCAAAAGGCGCCGGTGTGCTTCGTGATGTTGATCTTTAGCGGGATCAAAGCGCCGATCGCGCAGAACATGTTCTCTGTCCAAGCGAGTCGCGGCATCGAGATCAGCGCCTCGACGTTCTGAAGCGTGCTGATCGCAGGCAACTTGCGAGCCGCGACGCCGATCGTCCACTGACCTTCGCCGGCCGGCCATGCCTGGGCATCTTCGAGACCGGCTTTCCGCATAGTCTCGATGACCTTCGTGCGGTTCCAGAGCGACCCGTGCTCGCCGGTCTTGCCGCAGATGACCGGCTCGATCTCGTGGCTGGTTCCGCTCTTGTAGGCGTCGACGGCCCTGTCGAAGTCCGGCACGCTGACGCGAAGCTCGCCTCCCTCGCGGAGCTTCGTCGTCCATCGCATGACAGCCTGCGTAGCGGACTCGCCGACGAACCGTTCAAGACCTTCCCGTACCTCGATCGCGTCGCAGGAACCGTCCTCGACCGGCAGGTTCCCGGCCTGCTCGATCGGATACTCGGTGACCTGCCCTTCTTTCCAGACGCTGAGCATGTTTCCGCTTCCTTGTAAAGGACACGGCCGAGCGCCAACGTGACGCCCGGCCGTGCCGTGGTTCCCGTGCGGTGCGGATGGTATCAGCCGGCCGCGCCGAAGTAGAGAGCGCCGGCAGCGGTCGCATTGACCGGAGCCTGCCCGGCGTTGTCGAGGATGCAGACCGCATCCATCGTCGCGACGTTCGTCGAGCCGTTGCGGAGACCGAGGCGCAGGTAGCGCTTCTTTCCGCGAAGATCGACGTTCAGGACCGCGAACGCGTCCTGATTGCTGGTCGCCGTGCTGTTGATCTGCGTCGGAAGGCCCGACGAGATGGTGGTGATGGCAGCGAACGACGTGCTGTTCGTGTCGTCAGCGTGCTCGATGATGACGCGATCCGGGACGCTGGTCGCGGTCGCCGAGCGAGCGCCGATAATGAAAGTCGCCGAGTCGAAGCCGCGCACGTCGAGCGTGTTGCCGTAGACGTTCGCGGTGGCCGTGCCGACCGTCTGCGGGACGAGAGCGACGCGAGCCTTGATGTTCTGGGCAGGAACGGACATGGGTAGGAAGTCCTTTCAAGGCGGAGCCGGCCGAAGCCGGACTCCGCCGAGGGAAGAAGGCTGATGTATCAGAGCTTGAGCGCGACGATCGGACCGGCGTCCGTGGCGTCGCCGAGGTTGGCGCACTTGATGTCGAACCGCTCAGTGCCGCGGACGGCGACCTCGTCCTGCTCGAACGCGTTCAGCGCCGAGTCGGAGAAGGCGATCGAGGTCTGCCGGCGGTCGCCGAAGTAAGCGGCCATCGCCAGATCGCCGAAGAGACACTGAATGGTGTCGGCGGCAAAGGTCTTACGCATGACCTGCACGTACTCGACCGGGTATCCGAGCAGGGTCGGAGTCGCGGTCCCGTCCTTGAGCTCGCGAGCGGTCACGCCGCCCGAGGCGTAGACGAGCCGCTCGAGGCAGGCGTGATAGAACGCCTTCGAGCAGTAGAACTTGCAGTTCGGAGAGTCGGCGTAGGCCGGCAGCTTGGCAACGAACGCCATGAGATCGGCCATGTCGAAATCCGAATAGGCACTCGCCAGAGCCGCATCGCTGATGCCAGCCGCCGACGAGATGCCCTCGATCTCTGGAATGACGCCGACGATTCCGCCGTAGGTCGACGTGCCGTCGCCGTTGAAGCCGCACTCGTCCTCCTTCAGCGCGAACGCGTACGCGATCTCGTTCGCGATGTCGTCGCCGAGGTTCACGATGGCGTCCTCGTTGAGCTCGTTGCTCGCTGTCGTGAGGACCATGAACTTCTGCGCGACGAGGTTGACCTGGTCGAACACCTGCTGCGACTCGGTTCCGGCAGCAGCCTCGCCGACCGCGTAGGCGGTGAGCGTGGTCTTGCGACGCGGCATCCGCTTGGTGTCGCTGGACATCGGGACGTTCTTCGCGTTACGGCGGAACACGCCGTAGCGCTCGCGGAGCGAGATCAGCGACGACTCGAACTCGTCAGGGACGAGGAAGCCGCCGGCGCTGTTCACGCTCTCGGTGTGACCCTTGGTGACGATGCCGTTCGACTGACACCAGTCGAGGCTCTTGCGGTGGCCGCGAGCGGCCATGATGAAGCGGCCGAAGCGATAGGCTTCCTCGGCCGACTTGAGGTGACGGGCGCGGCCGTCGATCTTGATCTGGTCGGGCATGGTGATCCTCGGTGCAGCGGCGGCCTTGACCTCCGCGGCGATGGTCTTCTGGACGGTGTTACGAACGGCCTTCTCGGCGTCCTCGATCGGCATCTCGTCGGACGGCTTAGCGGCGTCCTCCTCGACTTCGACCTCGGCAGCGGTGGCCGGCATGAGCTTGACCTCGTAGGCGATCTGATCCGGCGCGAGAGGGTTGCCCTCCGCATCGGTCACGAGCACGCCTTCGAGGTAGAGCGCCTTCGCCTGCTCAAAGCCGGCAGCGCCCTTCTGGTCAGCGATCTTCTGGAGATCGACCTGGACCTCGGACACGGACTTGGTCTTCATTGTGAATCCCGGTTGGTGCGAATGTGACGACTCAGCGCCGCCGCACCGATCCGGCATTCAGCCACTCGTCCGGGCAAGGCTACGCGATCATATCACGATGCGACCGCGTGCCTTCGCGATCTCCTCGCGCGCGATCCTGGTGGCGATCTCGCGTCCGATCGCCGGCACGCTTACCGCGATCGAGAACTTCCTGACAGGCGGTCGCTCGATCTTCGCCGGAACGTCGACGCGACCGAAGCGCTCGGCAGCGGTTCGCGTCACGTAGCCCTTCTGGACCGCCGTGATGAGCGCGTCCTGATTCGCCGGCACGCTCACGACCGAGACCTCGAGCAGCTTCCACTTCGAGTAGACGCGTCGCACGTCCGGCCCGTACTTGTCGACGTCGCCTTTCGTCGCGAGCCGCTCACCGCCTTCCATCGGCACGAAGCCGATCGAGACGCCGCGGAGCACCTTGGCCTGCACCAGGCCGCGGACGTAGTCGGGGAACCAGTCGCCGTCGAAGTCGTCGGGCCGCTTGGCGAACTCGAAGTCGGCGACGATCTCGCGATCGGCGCGCTTGAGCGTGACGGCCCGTCCGACAGGCTGCGACGTGTCGTGATTCCAGAGGAGGACCGGGTTCCGCTCGTAGTCCTTCGCGTTCATGCCGGCCGGAACCATCACCTCGCCGTCGCGGTCTACGCTGTCGGTGGAGATGGTCGCCTTGAACATGCCGCCGACGATCTCGCCTTCGGCCTTGAAGTCTTTACGGTTCATTCGGGCAGATCCTCGAGGACGGGAATGATGTCGCAGCGGCAGTTCGGATGCAGAGGCGGTCCGGTCACGTTGTCGAAGTCGACGACGAAGCGCGAGCCGTCCGAGGCCGTGATGACGTCGCCGACCTTGTAGAACGCCTCGCTCATGCCCTTCGTCTGGTCGTCGCGTCCGACAGCCTCGCAGAACGGACAGGCCTCGGGCGCGACGAGCCACTTCTTGCCCGTGACCATGTCGGTCTGCTTCCAGGCCTGAACCTGCCCCTCGACGTAGGCTCGTGCCGACTCGGTCCTAGCGATGGTCTGGGCGCGAGCCGGATCGAATCCCTTCGCCTCGATGTCGTCGGCGATCTCGTCGATCGTCTTGCCTTGCTCGAGGCCGCGACCGAGGATCGACTCGACGCGACGTACGGTCGTTCCGCCGACGCTGTTCGCGAGTCGCGTCGTCGACCTGTTGACCCAGCGCTGCACCTCGTCGTTCGCGAAGTCGAAGCCGATAGCCTCGGCGACGTCGCGATCTGCACGACGCAAGGCCGCCTCGATCGATGAGATGCCGCGATCTCCGCCGAGTTTCATGACCTGCTCGATATGCGGCTTCGCCGCGTCCTTCAGGTCTTGGGAGAACTTCGCGATCGCGAGTTCCTGCCGTGCTCGATCGAAGAGCGCCGATCCCTCGAGGCCGCTCCCGCGAAGCGCCCTCACGACCGAGCCGATGCGATCGCGTCCGACCTTGACGAGCGTCCTCTCAAGTTGCCGGATGATCCGCATCTCGTCGCGGCTGTAGCCGGCGGCCTTCGCATGGAAGCCGTCGTCCTGCCACGCCTGCGACTGTGTAATGGTCTCGCCTTTCACGTGCGAGCAGCCGCACTTCTTACTCTTCGACTCGCAGTAGTCGATCGCGATCGCGACCGCCTGATCCTGCGGATAGCCTTCGTCCATCAGCGTTCGGACCTTGTCCGAGACGCAGTCGTCTGCCTGCTTCGTGCCGTCCGCCTCGTCGTCGGCACGGTCCATCCGCTCGACGACGCGAGCCGACCAGTCGCGGCCGGCGTCGCCGCCCCAGAGCAGCCACGCAATGAACCCGGCCGAAGGATCGCTCGGATCGTCCCAGCCGGGTCGCTTGTCGACCGCGTGCCTGGCGAAGTAGCTCGCCATGCGTCGGACGGTGTCCGGCGACAGTACCTCGCGGTTCTTGAGTTGCGTCGCACGAGCGACGCCGACCTCGGTCCCTCCGCGGTTGAACTCGCCGCGGAGCCGAAGACCGCGATCGGCCGCGTCGGCCATCTCGCGAGTAGGCGTGAAGTCAATCGACTCATATCGGGCCGGAGCGTCGGCCGTGACGGCTTTCGCCTCGCCTGCGGCCGTAGCCGCCTCGCGACCGCCGGACGCGTCCTGAGCCGGCGTAGCGGCTTCAGGAACCGTCTCGGGAGCGGCCTGCGCCGGCGCGTCCGTCAGGTCGCCGCCGAGAGCGGGGCCGCTGCCGAGCGGCACCCCGCCGATGATCGGAACGTCGGCTTCGGGAATGTCGAGAGGATCGAATCCGCGGAGCTCGCGGACCTCGTTGATGGTCAGCACGCCGGACGAAACGAGTCCTTGATGCTCT